GTTGACACGAAAAATCGCAGAAATACAACATTTATAAATATATGCCAACAATGTCAACAAACTTTTTATAAAAAATAAAAATATAAAAATAAAGAGTACACGTACGCTATATGTATTACCTAACGCGCCTAATAGAGAGTACACATACGCGTGCGAGGTTGTAGATGTTGCAGGAGGTGTGAAAATGTTAGAGAAAGAGATTGAGAAAATATTGGTGACAGAAGTGAAGAAGTTGGGAGGTAAGGCATATAAGTTTGTCAGTCCCGGTAACAGCGGGGTACCGGACCGGATTGTAATATTCCCGAAAAAACCCCCGGTGTTTGTGGAATTGAAAACGGACACAGGCGTGCTTACGAACCTGCAGACTGTACAGGTGAAAAGGCTGAGAGAACTTGGCCAAACGGTGGAAGTAGTAAAGGGGATAGCCGGATTGATCAAATTTTTCGGGAAATACGGATATCCGCAAGTGAGCATTCTACTTTCCGGAAAATACAAAGGGGTGAAAACAGATGGAGTTTAAACCACACGGCTATCAGAAACACTGTATTGAAAAGATCATCAAGATAAAAAAAATCGGGTTATTTCTCGATATGGGACTGGGAAAAACGATCACAACATTAACGGCCGTGAAGGAATTGAAATATAACCGGTTTGAAGTACGGAAAGTGCTTGTGATCGCACCGAAGAAAGTGGCCGAAGGAACATGGACCAAGGAAAAAGATAAATGGGAGCACACGAAGATGCTGAGGGTATCTCAGGTACTTGGAAGTCAGACAAAACGCATCCGTGCACTGAACACACCGGCGGACATCTACATCACCAACAGGGAGAACGTAGTGTGGTTAGTGGATTATTACCGGAACAGCTGGCCGTTTGACATGGTGGTGATCGATGAATCCAGCAGCTTTAAGAGCCATAAAGCAAAACGGTTCAAAGCACTTGCAGGTGTGGGAACAAGGATCAACCGTCTTGTAGAGCTTACGGGAACCCCATCCCCGAACGGACTTGACGACCTGTGGGCACAGATCTATCTGTTAGACGGAGGTGAACGACTCGGAAAAAGATATACGCAGTTCAGGGAACGGTATTTTGATCCGGGAGAACGCGGGAACAATGTGGTATATAACTACAAGGCAAAGCAGGGGAGCGAGGAAAGCATTCTGAAAATCATTTCCGACATCTGCATCAGCATGAAGGCAGAGGATTATCTGCAGCTTCCGGATGTGACATACCATCCAGTAACCGTTACCCTGGATACAAAAGCAAGAAAGGCATATCAGGAACTGGAGAGAAAAATGGTGCTGGCACTTCCGGAGGATGAAGAAGAAATCAGTGTGACAAGTGCAGCGGCGTTGAGCAATAAACTTCTGCAGCTTGGGAACGGTGCGATTTATGACGAGGATCGAAACGTGCATGAAATTCATAACTGCAAGATTGAGGCATTCATGGAACTGGTGGAATCTCTTCAGGGAAAACCGGCATTAGTGTTTTATAATTTCCAGCATGATAAGGAACGGGTCTTAAAGGCACTCGCAAAGACAGGGTTACGCGTAAGAGAGTTAAAGACCACACAGGATGAGGATGACTGGAATAATCGTGAAATTGATATTCTTCTGACGCACCCGGCAAGCAGTGCCTATGGGTTGAACCTGCAGCACGGAGGAAACCATGTAATCTGGTTCGGTCTCACTTGGAATTACGAACTGTATACCCAGGCAAATAAAAGACTGCACAGGCAGGGGCAGACGGAGAAGGTAATCATTCATCAGTTGGTATGTGATGGCACAAGAGACGAAGATGTAGTACAGGCGTTGGAACGAAAAGATGATGTGCAGAATTACGTGATGCAGAGTTTGAAAGCAAGGATAAAACGGATTAAGGAGGAATCAGGAAAATGAACAAATACGAAACAAAGATGGACAAGATAACAACGGAATTTGCAGAGCATATCTGTGACAATCTGTGCCGATATCCGCACATGGCAGATGGAAAGTCTTTAGAAATTATATGTTCAGAATGTAAAATTGGGAAGTTTATCTGCGATATCTTGAATGAATACAATCGGATTAATGATTTTGATAAGACGCAGACTGCAAAGCTGCTAAAGCAGGTGCAGGAGCTGAAGGAACGGGATACGGCGAAGAAACCGATTATCATCGGGGTGAATGGAGCAATTGGATGCAGAGTGGGGAAATGTCCAAAATGTGGAGGAATACTTAGAAGTTATATGAGGTTTTGCGACGAGTGCGGACAGAGGTTAGATTGGAGGGAGTAGATATGAAAGAATACGAAGTGATTGGGCATGCGACAGTTGTTTGTAGCATGCACGTTAAAGCGAACGAAGTTTTAAAGATTTGCGAAAGAGGAGTAGGAGGAGTGAAAAGGTGGACAACCTGGAAAACATTGTAAATAAAATGCAAAGCGACGCAGAAATGAAATACACAAGAACAGTAGAAAAAGAAAGAGCATACTGTGATGGATACAAACAGGGTATTGAAGATTTGTATGCATATATATACGACGGAGTAAAGCGTTTAAAGAGGACAGCGGAGCACGGTCTTAAGTGCCGTTGCTCCGACCTCACAGTATTATAGGCTCCTCTACTATATATACACATAAGTCGAGGAAATCTAACGCAGTTTTGAAGAAAAAAATATAAAAAATAAAGAAGGTGATAATTTGTACTTTTTACAAACATTAGATTTTGTAGCGAGTGCTCTTACTGTCATAAGTGGATTTGTGGCAGCAGGCTACATAATTGTAAAAGGAGCAAGGATAATTTACGAGGAGATCAAATATGAAGAGAAAACACACTAATGACGAACGAAAAATTGAACGAAACAGCCATTACGATGAGATGGAAACAAACAAGCCTCCTGATAATGCAAGAGCTGCATTTAAGCGAGACGTACGCAAGGAATACGGAGTGAAACAGTGCTTAATAAAATGGGGAGTCGACATGAAGGGAGTGATTGCCGGTGGAAATGACAAAAGAACGGTTAGCATCGTACAGGAGCAATCGACAAGAAATCGCTGAATTGGACTGGATGCTGAATAACCGATGGAAGAGCGACAGTATGATAGGGAATGATGTTGTATTTGATTACAGTAAAGGTTATCCAATGCCACAATCAGTCGTAGGGTTTGATCAGAAGAAGTATGAGAGACTGCAGAACCGAGACTTGAAAAGAAAGACATATTTGGAAAAGGAAAATGGGGAGATTGAGGATTTTGTAGGGAAGATTCAAAATAGTTTGACGAGGAGAATATTCAACCATTACTTCATAAAAGGGGAAAAACCCGTGAAGCAGAGTGAAGTGGCCAAAAAAGTACACTTAGACAGAAGTAGAATAAGCAGAAGAATAGATGAATATTTGAAAAACGCACAAAAAGCACAGAAAGCACATGTATAATAACAATAGAGCCAATAGGCGAACAGCAATCGGCTCGGAGAATCATTTCTTCCCAAAACACACTTATATATCAAGAAAGATATCTTGCAGATTGCGAGGCGTCTTTTTTCGTATTGAAATATATTACTAAATTTTGTATCATTATTATAGTTTTATGTAAGTATGTGGAGGTAAAAATGAACGACAAAGTACAAGATACTATTGGTGCAATGAAAGGAACTATTAAGGAAATACTTGCTGAAGATGCGGTTCCGGTACTTGCAGGGGAGATGTTGAAAGGTACAACGCTTGAATTTTTAAACAGTGCTGTAGGTGCTGTTTCTCCTAGAGTTGGCTCGGTGATGATCGCGTATCAGCAAAAAAGATGGGAACGAAATTGGGAAAAATATATACGAACTATATATGAAAAACAAGAGTTTTTTAATGAAAGGCTTAATAAATTGGAAGAGGAACAATGTAATAATTTTAAAAATAAGTTATTTCCATTAGTATCGGACTACGTTCAGAATGAAAAGCAAGAAGAAAAGATTCAATTAATTGTGAACGGTTTAGTAAATATTGCTTCAGGTGTAAATGCGCAAGATGATATTGTTTTACTTTACTATGATACATTAGAGCAGTTGAGCTTGTTAGATATTAGGATATTAAGAATTTACAAGCCACGATATTATGAAAATGAAGATCAAGATAATATCTTTACAATAATGAGAGACTTTAATGTGGAAAATTCTCAAATTAATATGATAAAGGAAAAATTGGTTAAGCTTGGATTAATTTCAAGTAAAAACGAAGAAAAAATGGGTGAAAATATCGAAAACATTATTAAATATTTAGAGGGGATTTCTCAAAAGAAAAAGAATGTAAAGTTAAAAAAGATGAATACGATAAATAGAAGTGATTCGTATAAAATTACTTCTTTTGGTTTGAAATTTATTGATTTCTTTACGGAAGTATATGCTATGAAAGAAGAGGCGTCTAAATAGGGCGTCTTTTCTAATACCCAAATATGGATACATAGCTCAGTGGTAGAGCACTTCACTCGTAGTGAATATGTCACAGGTTCGATTCCTGTTGTATCCAGAGATAGAAAATTAAAAAACAAACACGAATGAGAGGTGGTGAGGCTTGGCGAGACCGAGAAGTCCGAATAGAGATAAGGCGAAAGACCTATGGATTGAAAGTGGAAGAACACGCCTTCTTAAAGACATTGCGGAAGAATTAAACGTGTCGGAAGAACAAGTCAGAAAGTGGAAAAATCAAGATAGATGGGATAAAGTAACGTTACCAAATGCTAATAGTAACGTTACTAATCAAAAAGGTGGTCAACTAGGAAATAAAAATGCAGTAGGGAACAAAGGAGGAGCAGCCCCGAGACACAACAAAAATGCGTTAAAAACAGGAGAGTTTGAAACTCTCTTTTTTGATACATTAAATCAAGAAGAAAAAGAACTATTAGAAACAATTCCACACGATAAAGAAAAGCTTTTACTACAGGAAATACAGCTCTTGACAGTCAGAGAGCATAGAATGTTGAAACGGATTCAATCATTGAAAGAAGCGGAATGTGAGAAATATATGGGTGGAGATGCGAAGATACCAGCAGGAATGATGGTGACGAGGTATGCAGCTGGACATGAAAGAGGGGAATGGACTAATCTGAAAGAATACGAAGGGATTTTATCACAGATACAAATAATAGAAGATGCCATCACGAGAGTCCAAGCGCGAAAACAAAAAGCAATTGATTCTTTACACAAATTTGGATATGACGATGCACATTTGGAACTGGAAACAATGAAATTTGAGTTAGAGTTATTGAAACAAAATGGACAGACTGATGTTAAGGAAGATGATGGATTTATAGAGGCGATGAATAAAGCTGTGGAAGATGTTTGGAGTGATGAAGATGGATAAGATACAATCATTAAAACGGACAATATCCGAAATGAAAAATAGAAGGAAAGCGTCAACGAAACAAATATTTAAGTTTGAACCATTTTCTAAAAAGCAAAAACAAGTACTAACATGGTGGATTTCCACATCACCAGTATGTGAATGGGATGGAATCATAGCGGATGGAGCGATCAGATCGGGGAAAACGGTAAGCATGTCATTGTCCTATGTGATGTGGGCTATGGCAACGTTTTCAGGGCAGAATTTTGGCATGTGCGGAAAGACAATAGGCTCTTTTAGACGAAACGTGTTATTCTGGCTAAAGTTGATGCTTAAAAGCAGGGGATATGCAGTAACGGATCATAGATCGGATAACTTAATTGTAGTATCTCGAAATGGTATAGAAAACTATTTTTATATATTTGGTGGAAAAGATGAACGGTCACAAGATTTGATACAAGGTATCACTCTAGCAGGTTGTTTCTTTGATGAAGTTGCACTTATGCCTGAAAGTTTTGTCAATCAAGCTACAGGAAGGTGCTCGGTAGATGGATCTAAGTTTTGGTTTAACTGTAATCCGGATGGACCATACCATTGGTTTAAAGTAAATTGGATTGACAAGAGTGTTGGATTTTTAGGGAAAAAGAAAGCAGGGGAACTGAAAAAACAGAATGTTGTCTTGAAAAATTTGCTGTATATACATTTTACAATGGATGATAACCTGAGCCTCTCTGAAAAAGTAAAAGAACGATACCGTTCCATGTATACAGGAGTGTTTTATCAACGCTATATATGTGGACTGTGGGCGGTTGCTGAAGGAATTATTTACGATATGTTTTCGGGAGAAAAGCATGTTCGCAACATATTAAGCTTTTTCAGAAATTTAGTTAATTCCGGAAGATATGTAAGTGTCGACTATGGTACGCAGAATGCAACAGTTTTTCTTTTATGGAACAAAGGAATTGACGGAAAGTGGTACTGCATTCGAGAGTATTATTATTCTGGAAGAGAAAAAGAAGAACAGAAGACAGATGATCAATACGTTGAAGATTTTAAAAAATTTCTTGATGGCACAGAGATAAAAGCGGTGATAGTGGATCCATCAGCTGCATCTTTTATAGCAGCACTTAGAAAAGCTGGATTCACGGTTATTAAAGCGAAAAATGATGTGGAAGATGGTATTCGTGTAGTTGGGATGCTTTTGAACCAAGAAGCGATAATTTTCTCTGAATCATGTGTTAATACGCGAAAAGAATTTGCATCTTATGCATGGGATAAGAAAGCAGCAGAACGAGGAGAAGATAAGCCTATAAAAACAATGGATCACGCGATGGATGCTGTGAGATATTTTTGTTATACGATTTTAAATAATAAAAAAGTAAGAGTTAAAAATAAACAAAAACTGGGATTTCAGTAGAAAGGAGAAACTATGCTTTGTAATTTAACTTATCCGCAGGACAAATACGATGAAACTAATCTTGATAAAAGATTGATTGTACAGCTAATCAACAAACATCGAAAATATGTACTTCCGCAGTTAAAGAAGAATAAAGAGTATTACGATGGAAAGCATGCAATATTGAGTAAGAAAAGAGAAAAAGATGCTCCGAACGCAAAGACTGTATGCAATCATGCGAAAGATATTACAGATACGGCATCAGGATATTTCATGGGGAATCCGATAACTTATGAGAATACAGGGAAAAATAGCATAGACACATTGATACAAGCGTTTGATGTGGCAGAGGTAGATGATACGGATAACGACAATGCTTTGATGCAGTCTATTTATGGTGTGGCTTATGATTATACATATGCGGCAGAAGGAAAGACAGAATTAATGACAAGAAATCTAGAGTCAGAGAATACTTTTCTTGTCTATGATGATTCGATTGAGCAAAAGGAACTGTTTGGTGTGTACTATTACATTAAAAAGAACTCTGCAACGAGTGAGGAAAAATATATTGCAACCGTATGCACAGAGAATTTGACTTATAATTTCAATCTATCCACAGACTATAGCGAATCGCAAGAGCTAAGTATGGATGAGGTACCAGATTCTCATAATTTAGGAGAATGTCCGATTACAGAATATAAAAATAACAAGTTCAATATTGGTGATTTTGAGCAGCAAATCGGACTAATTGATGCATATAATATGCTCATGGCAGATCGCGTCAATGATAAGGAGCAGTTTATTGATGCGATACTTGTTGTTTATGGCTCGATATTGGGCGATACAGAGGAAGAAACCAAAGAAGCACACAAGAAACTAAAGAGTGATAAATTATTGGAAATGGATGAAGATTCTAGAGCGGAATATCTTACAAGACAGTTGGATGAGACTGGAGCAGAAACTCTGAGAAAAGCTATCAAGGAAGATATTTATACATTTAGCCACATTCCGAATCTGACCGATGAGAATTTCAGTGGTAATACATCGGGTGTCGCAATGGAATATAAGCTGCTTGGATTAGAGATGGTAACTAAGATTAAAGAGCGATATTACAGAAAAGGGCTGAGAAAACGGATACGTTTATTTTGCAATTTTTTGAACTTAAAAGCAGTTGCCTTAGAAGCAGACTCTATTATTCCTACATTCAGCAGAGCGCTGCCAAAGAATCTGGTTGAAATAGCACAGATGATTGCAAACCTGGATGGAAAAGTAAGCTCTAAAACACTTATTAGATTATTGCCGTTCGTGGAAGATCCGGACAATGAGATTGAAAGTTTAAAGCAAGAGAAAGAAGAAAATGCAGAACTACAAAGAAAAGTATTTACGGTAAACGAGAATATGCCTCCAGACGAGATGGAAGAAGTTGATGAGGATGAATAAAAAAGAACTTTCATATTGGGAAAAGAGAAAGAATCAAAGAATATTCGAATACATGGAAGAAGCTGAAAAAACTGCAGAACAGATTGCTGATATTTATGTAAAGGCTAGCCGGTATTTAACATACAAGGCAGAAGACATCTTTGAGAAGTATGCAGATAAGCATGAATTAACAGAGAAGGAAGCGATAGTCCTTTTATCGAGAATGAAAGATAAAGAAGATATAGAAGAATTAAAAAGATTACTTGAAACAGAAAAAGACGATAAAAAGAAAAAAAATCTTCTTGCAAGGCTAGAAGCACCTGCATATCAGTTCCGTATTAGTAGATTAAAACAATTACAGGATGAAATTGATTTAATGATGAAATCGGTGTACGAACAGGAAAAGCTAATTGCAACGGATTTTTATACGAATGTAGGGATAGAAGCGTATTATAAGTCGATATTCGATATTCAGAAAAATATGGGGATGGAATTTCAGTTTGCAGGCGTCAATGGGAATCAGATAGAGAAAGCATTAAACGAAAAGTGGTCAGGAGAGAACTATTCGAGTCGCATTTGGAATAATACAGATGCGCTTGCCAAGGATATAAAAGAACAGTTAACCGTTTCATTAATGACCGGAAAACCACTAAGAGATGTTGTAAAAGAAATAGAAAATAGATTCTTAGTAGGAAACTATCAAGCAAGAAGGTTGGTAAGAACCGAAAGCGCCTATATCGTTGGGCAACTTGAGCTGGAGTCATACAAGGAATGTGGAATACAGGAATACATATTTGTTGCAACGCTAGATCTTAGAACTTCTGTGATATGTAGAAATATGGACAAGATGCGGATAAAGGTAGAAGATGCTTTAGTGGGAAGAAATTATCCACCTATGCACCCGTTTTGCAGATCTACTACAATTGCTTACATATCAGAAGAAATATTAAAAACCATGAAGGCACGTGCGAGAGATCCGGAGACAGGAGAAAACATTTTTATACCAGCGAATATGACGTGGAATGAGTGGTATAACAAATATGTGAGCGACAAAATGGTTGCAAAGACTATAGAGAAAAAGGTAAAGGGTGAGTCGGCGGATAAAAAACAATATAAATCTTATAAAGAAGTTTTGGGGAATCAAAAAGATTTAGAATCTTTTGCTAAGTTTCAAGATATGAAGTATAATAAAAATGAAACTTGGCAGGAGATAAAAGAAGCATACAAAGATGTGAATTGGCAGAAAAAATGTCAAGGAAACATTAGTTCTGGGGAAGTTCATAAAGTACCATTTGAAAATGCGCCGAACAGCGTATTTGATAAATATGAAAATGGAAAAATCATTCAAAGAAGATATTACGGAAAGACAGGAAAGCCAAGACTAGATATCGACTTAACGGATCATGGGAATGCGGTAAAACATCCAGTTGTGCCACATAGACATGGATGGAAAGAATTGAACGATTCTAGCGTAAAGAGAGATGAGGTGCATGATATGTCTTTGAGATTGGGTGATAAAATAGCAAATGCTGATATTTTACAGAAAGGGTGATAAGGTTGGGTGACAGGCTTGAGAGTTTAAAAGAATTAACGGATGCAATTGATATGGGGCTTGATATAGAATTCAGGCTATATGGAATTCGGTATAATATATCAACAGATGGAACACCATTCATTGCAGAATGCCCGGATGGAGAAGGGACATATTATGATAATGCAGAAGATATGGTGGATAACCATAAGGTAAATCAAAAATTATTAAAGGATATTTGGCAGGAATTTGAAATATTAGGAATGTAAAAGCGAAGAACATCTATCAGAAAATGGTAGGTGTTCTTCGCTTTTTATGAAATAAATTAGGTTGGGAGGTGATCGAAATATCTCGGAGCTATCCGTTAAATAGTAAAAACAGTAGAAAGGAGTTTAAATTATGCAAAATGAAAAGAGACGATTTCCGTTAGTGCTACAATTTTTTTCGGACGATGTAGAAAGCGATGGAGGAGAGACAGGCGGAATGGAGGAAAATACGGACAGTCAGTCGTTTGATGATTTCATTGAAAAAGACGGAAATAAAGAAGAATTTGAAAAAAGAATGAAAAAAGCAGTAGAAACAGCGGTTTCAGAGGCTCAAAAGAAATGGGAAAGTTTGACTGATGATAAGCTTTCGGAGGCAGAAAAGCTTGCGCGTATGACAAAAGAACAAAAAGAACAGTATTTGCAGCAGAAAAAGGAAAAAGAGATTTCTGAGAGAGAAGCAGCAGTCACAAAGAAAGAATTGATGGCAGAAGCTAAAAACACATTGTCAGAGAAGAAACTTCCTACAAGTCTTGCAGAAGTTTTAGATTATTCAGATGCTGATGCGTGTAGTAAGTCGATTGAAGTTGTAGAAAAGGCGTTTCAAAGCGCAGTGGAAGCAGCAGTGGAGGAACGATTAAAGGGCGGGAAACCACTAAAAAAAGCACCTGGAAGTGCATCATTCACAAAAGAACAGGTTTCTGAGATGACTACAGAAGAAATCAATAAGAATTGGGAATCTATTAACAAATCAATGAAAGAGTGGAAATAAGAAAGAGAGGTAATTCAATATGTCAGTAAAAAATTTTATCCCAACAATATGGAGTGCACGACTTTTAGCACATTTAGACAAGAGACATGTTTATTTGAATTTATTAAACAGAGATTACGAAGGTGAAATTAAAAATTACGGAGATACGGTAAAAGTAAATCAAATTGGAGATGTAACAGTAAAAGATTACAAAAAAGGACAAGATATTGATCCACCTGAAGATCTGAACGGAGAACAGCAGATGCTTACGATTGATCAGGCGAAATATTTTAATATAGCAGTCGATGATGTAGACAATGCGCAGACAAACCCAAAACTCATGGATACAGCTATGCAACGCGCAGCATATGCGATGAACGATGTAGTAGATCAATTTGCGGCAAATCTTCTCGCGGTAAATGTGCATGGAGATAATCAAATCGGAACAGATGAATCTCCAATCGTTATAACGGTGGATAATGCGTATGATTATTTAGTTGACTTAGGAACAAAGCTCACAGAAGCAAACGTAACAACAGTTGGAAGATGGGCGGTAATTCCTGCTTGGTTCCACGGTCTTTTACTGAAAGACAAACGATTTGTCGGAAATGGAACAGATTACAATAAAGCCATTTTGGAAGGCGGAGAAGTTGGACAGGCAGCAGGGTTTACAATTTATGTATCCAACAATGTGCCGAATGTAGAAAAGGCAAAATATAAGATCATTGGTGGGACGAATGAAGCTGGATCATACGCGGAACAAATTTTGGAAACAGAAGCATATAGACCGGAAAAGAGATTTTCTGATGCAGTAAAGGGACTGCATGTATATGGGGCAAAAGTATTCCAAAGTAAATGTATTGCAGTATTGACGGCAAATTCGAAATAAGAAGAGGAGAAAAGAGAATGGCGTTTATTTATCACAAAGAGAATAAAGTATTGACGGAATGTCTAAATGAAGATGTGATTAAATTGGCAAAGAAAGAGCCGGAGGCTTACATCGTGAATGAAGATGAAGGGAAAATCAAAAAAATCATTCAAATCGAAGAGGAAAATGATAATTTAAGTGACGATACAAAAGAGGAAAAGGATTTTGCAAAGATGAAGGTGGAAGATCTGCGTGTAATTGCAAAAGTAAAGGGGATTCATGGATGTGAAGCGTTGAAGAAAGAGGAATTGCTAAAGATTTTAGAAGGTGATGCTTAATGCAAAGTGAAAAAAACATTGTAAGGTTGATGACATTAACAGGAGAGAGTGATACAGATTTGCTGATAACTCTTCTGGAAGATGCAGAAGAATTTGTTTTGGCATATACAAACAGAACGAATATGATACCATTTCTTGAAAAGCCAAAAAGAGATTTGGCTTTGATGGCATATAATCGAATGGGGACAGAAGGAGAAACGGGAAGAAGTGAAGCGGGAGAAAGCTATAGCTTTGATTCTGCCCCAAAACATATCTATGATATCTTGAAGCGATATAGATTAGCGAGGTGTGGTGGAAATGCGCATGAGAAGAAGCAGGATGCAACAGATTTATCTAAAAAATAAAGTTGTTGAGAAAGACGGAGAAGGAAGTCCTGTAGTTACCTACAATGATGCCAAAAAAATGATGGTCGAAGTATGGCCGGCTTCAGGGAAATTACAAACAGAACAATATGGAAACAGACTGAATTATATCCAAAATTGTAAAATTGATGGAGAATACAAAATCTTATATAAAAATGGAAAGACAATCTATAAATTTCGCGAATTTTCGTTATGCGAAGGTGATGGAATTTGTTTATATTCAGGGAAAGATAATGAACCAGATTATAAGATTATTTCCATAAAGCCATATCGCCCGCTTTATATGGAGGTAGAAAAACTTTGACCATCAGTGGTACGGATAAATTGTGCAGGCAATTGGATGATTCTGCAAAATCGGTAAGAGAGAATCTTGTAAGAGGTATTGTAAACGCAGGAAAAATGGTTCAAGGAAATGCAAAAGCATTAGCACCAACGGAGACGGGAAACTTACAAAATAGGATTTTCACGAAGACAGAGGAAAATGATGGCATTGTAAGAGGTACTGTTTACATAAATGAAAAGTATGCTCCATATGTGGAACTTGGGACAGGTCCTAAAGGGGCTGGAAATCACACAGGAATATCTCCGAATATAACTCCATTTTATACGATGAGTCCGTGGTGGATACATGAAAGCCAAATTGACAAAGAATTGGCGGAAAAATATCAGTGGTTTTCTGTTGATACAAAAGATGGGAAGTTTTATCAGTGCACAGGACAACCAGCACAACCATTTTTATATCCAGCACTTGCAAACAATAAGGACAAGATTGAAAATCTAATCCGAACAGGGGTAATGAAAGGTGTGAGAGATACGTTATGATTAATATAAAAGATAAGGTTTATTCTAAACTGTTAGAAGTAAATGACAATGTAACAGATGTGTATCCAAGCAATTGGATGAGTTTGCCGGCGATCCAGTATGTAGAGGAGGATAATTCTGTATATGAGAAGACAGACCGAGAAGAAAAAAGTTATGTCCGTTTTCGAATTGATATTTGGGACAACAAGAGTATTTCGGAAATTGCATTGAAGGTTAATGAAAAGATTTCAGAATTGGGTCTTGTGAGAACAGGATGTTCTGATGTTTCAGAGCCTTCAGGAATGAGGCATAAACAAATGCGATATGAAGGAATTATTGATACTGATACAGAGATGGTGTATTGGAACGGGGGACGTTAAAAAGGAGGATGATGAAGAATGTTAGCAAATGGAGCAAAGTTGGAGTTTAAAAAGAAAGATGAAGAAAGCTTTAAAAAGCTCAAGGGATTAAAGGAAATTCCAGAAATGGGAGTAGAACCAGAAAAGATTGAGAATACAACCCTAGAAGATGAAGTAAAACAATACGAAAACGGAGTCGGGGATGCAGGAGATATGACGTATGTGTTTAAGTATTATAATACAGATGCAGAATCTCCATATCGGCTGTTAAGAGATGCTGAAAAAAACAAAGAGATTTTAAGTTTCAAGGAAACACTTAAAGATGGAACTATAACTGAATTTGATGCTCAGGTAGCGTTAAAAAGAACGGGTGGAGGAGTAAATGGAGTGATTGATTTGAATGTATCAATGTCTCTGCAATCCGGGTTAAAGATTACAGATCCAGAGATATCAAGAGAAACAAAAAAATAAAAAGGAGAAATGAAGCATGGAAAGTTTATCGGGATTTGATGAAGTAAAAGAGAGTGAAGAAGAGAAGACAGAAGACATCGAAGAGAAAAAAGAAGTAAGAAAGCCATACTCAATTTGGGAGATTGCGGAAGGTAAGGAACTGCACTTAAAATTAACAACAAGCGCGATCTGTAAATTAGAAGACAAATACAGAAGGAATTTATTGCAAGTGATCACATCTGATGATATTCCGCCGCTGGCGATTATGTTAACGATAATCCAAGCGGCTGCGCAAAAGTATCATCACAAGATAGATTTTAAAAAGGTTCAAAATCTATATGATGAATATGTAGAAAATGGTGGAAGCCAGATCAAACTATTATCGAGCGTTATAATGCCGATATTGTCTGTATCTGGTTTTTTTACGCAAAATCAGATGGAAGAGATTCAGGAAAAGATGGAGGATGCAGAAGAAATCTAACATCTGAATATATAACGGAAATGTATTACAATGCATTGGAGTGCGATGTTCCGGCAGAAACTTTCTGGGGAAGTTCAATCAAGGAAGTCAACGACATGATATATGCTTATAATCGCAAAAAGAAAGAGAAAATCAAGGAAAAGATATCTATGCAATTTCTTCTTGCAGATTTAATAATAGACAGAATGATTACACTCATTGATGATAAACAGAAAGAGGTCGTAAGAGAGTGGGACGCTTTCCCGGAGCTGTTTGAAAAAGAAAAGGAAGAATATAAAAACAGAAACGAGGAAAAACGATTCGAAGAGTATAAGAAAAGAAGAGCACAATATGCAATGGAATACAATAAAAGAATGGGATATGAAGAATAGTTACACCTATTCGTGCGGTGAGGAGGTGAGAAATGAGTATTGAATTAGAAAAAATGCGTGTTGTAATAGAAGGAGACTCGAAGCCTTTTGCGGATGAAAGCAAGAAGGCAAAGACGGAAGCAAAATCGTTGGCTGACGCAGTAAAAAAGGAAATGAACCAAGTGAAAAAAGCAACTTCGAATTCAGCTAGTGATTCTGGAATGAAGGAATTTCAGAACATGAAAAATATGCTTAAAAGCATGGCAAAAGATATGAAAAGTCTAACTTTTTTTGGGAGAATTTCTGATGGTGTAAAAAGTTATGTAAAACAGGCGCAAATAGCAGCAGGAATCAAGGTAGAGACAGATGAATACAAGCAAAATGCAGAAGACATAGAAAGAACAGAACGAGTGCTGACGCGGATGCAGGAAAAGCAAAGAGATATGGATGCGACAGGCATTAAGAAAAGCAGTGAAGAATATAAGAAGCTGACGCAGGAAATCGAAAAGGCGAAAAAAGCACAGGAAAGCTATAGTGCTAATAGATTGAGAATGCAGGGACTTGGTAAAGACGTGCGTTACAATACAGGAAGTGCAATTGGGAATGTCGGCGGGTCTGCAGTTGCAACGGCAAAACGAATGAAAGAAAGTATAGGAAATGCTTTTGGAAATATACCGGTTGTTAGTAAAACGGCAAGAATGGCATTAAAGTCATTCGGGGGACTATTTTCTACATTCAAAAAGATTACGCCGGTAATACGAAAGACATCCGGTGCATTTGGTGAGTTGATTCAAAAGTTTAAAACAGGAATTCCGATTCTTGGGAAAAGCAAAAAATCAATGGATGGAATGTCGAATGCGTCAAGAGGATTAGGCGGCGCATTAAGAACATTGGGAATGACTGCGAAGTACATGTTTGCAAGCTTTGTTATATATGGCGCTTTAAATGGAATGAAGGAAGGGTTTAAAAACCTTGCGCAATATAGCGACAGTACAAACAATAGTATTTCGATGCTGATGTCTAGTTTGACACAATTGAAAAATAGTTTGGCAGCAGCATTTGCACCAATACTAGATGTCGTAGCTCCGATATTAAACACATTTATACAAAAGATTATCTCTGTAGCAAATGCAGTTGGCCAATTGATGGCTGCATTGACGGGAAAAGGAACATTTGTAAAGGCAAAAAAGGTTCAGCAAAATTACGCAGAGTCATTAAAAGATACGGCACAGACAGCGAAAAAGGCAGGAGAAGAAGCAAAGAGATCGGTGCTTGGATTCGATCAGCTGAATAAGCTGGATGATAATTCGAAAGAAAATTCAGGGAAACTTGATGGTGGTATTTCTCCAGGAGAAATGTTTGAAACGGTAGAAGTTGATAGCAAATTTAAAAGTATTGCAGAACGAATCAAAGAAGCGTGGAAAACGGCAGATTTTACAGAAATCGGGTCTATTGTAGGAGAAAAACTAAATGCTGCATTAAACAGTATTCCTTGGGGAAAAATACGAGAAACTGCATCAAAAATAGCAAAAAGCATTGCAACGTTCCTGAATGGATTCATCTCGACTACTGATTGGGAGTTGGTAGGAAGTACATTTGCAAACGGAATCAATACCGTAATTGATTTTGCATATGAATTTGTGACGACTTTTGAATGGAAAAAATTTGGAAGAGCGATTTCGGATTTTTTAAATGGAAGTATAAGAGAAATCGAATGGACAAAGGCTGCAGAAGGATTATCTGATGGAATAAAAGGGATTCTTGATGCAATTATAGAATTTTTTGAAAATACAGATTGGGCAGAACTTGGAAGGAAAATCGCAGACTTCATAGGAACGATTGATTGGTCGGGAATTACACAGAGAGTATTCGAAGGAATTGGAGCAGCGCTTGGAGGTCTTGCGGCGTTCTTGTACGGATTAATTGAAGATGCTTGGACATCTGTTGTTGATTGGTGGAAAGAAACGGCGTATGAAGATGGGCAATTTACGATAGAGGGGCTTCTAAAAGGAATTTGGGATGCAATGGCATCAATTGGGACATGGATTAAAGAAAATATTTTTGATCCATTCGTAAACGGGTTTAAAAAAGCATTTGGAATACATTCTCCGTCGAAAGTGATGCAAGAACAAGGAAATTATATTGTACAAGGCTTATTACAGGGATTGGAAGATAAGATTGTAGATGTTTTCAAATGGTGCGCAGAACTGCCGCAGAAAATTAAAGATGCAATTGGAAGTCTATGGGATATAGGGAAAGATACAATTAAGTCATTCATAGATGGATTCTTATCGATTGATATTCCAACGCCACATTTTAAGAAGACTGGAAATGTGGAAATTGCAGGTATATCTACCCCGATCCCTAAAATTGGAGTCGAATGGTATGAAAAAGGAGGATTTCCAAGCACAGGAGAAATGTTTGTTGCGAGAGAAAGTGGACCGGAGCTTGTAGGACGTATGGGAAATCGAAATGTTGTAGCGAATAACAATCAAATTGTATCTGGTATTGCAGCAGGTGTTCAAAGTGCTGTTGCTGGGGCTTTCACAGATGTTGTTATGGCATTCGGAGGAGATACTTCGAGTTCGCCTACAGTAGAGGTGACAATTGTTTGTGATTCTGAAACATTGTATCAAACGGTAAAAAAGGGCAAAGAAAAGACAGATAGAAGATACAGTGTAGTGATACCTGTATAGCAAGAGGTGATAAAATGTCGATGATTTCAGTAGATGGGGTGGCGGTAAAATCGCCATCCTCTTTTAGTTGGGGGTTGCAAGATATATCTGATAGTGCAGCAGGACGAACGCAGGATACGGTTATGCACAAAAACAGAGTTGGACAGAAAAGAAAGATTTCTCTTTCATGGAAAGGACTAACACAAGAAGAAACATCAAAAGTTTTGAAAGCATTCAATCCGGAGTATATAAAAGTTACTTATCCGGATGCAATGAGTGGGGCAAATGAAACGAGAACTTTCTATGTGGGAGACAGGTCAGCCCCTGTGAAAATATGGACGATAGGAAACAAAAGATATGAAAGTGTATCTTTTGATTTGATAGAGAGGTAGTGCAATGATTAATGTTTCAAATGAATTCAAACAAAAAATGGAATCAGATAAAAGAAATTTTCTTACATATCTTGATATTACGCTGAAAGATGGAACGAAGATAGAAACATTAGATAACTCTGACTTATGGGAAAACGGACTGAAAATTTCTGATGGAGTGACAGCGAGCAATCAATTCACGGTTGGAAGTTGCATCATAAATAAACTGACAGTAACGCTGAACAATATTTATGATAAGTTTTCGGAGTATGATTTTGACGGCGCTGTTATCACCGTGCATCTTGGATTGAAATTAGATAGTGGGAAAATCGAGAAAATAAGAAAAGGCGTTTTAATTGTTGATGACCCTAGCTATAATGGGACAACAATTACGCTGGAATGTCTTGATTATATGTCGAAGTTTGATGTGGATTACAAGGAAGTGAAGACATCATATCCGGCAACACTTGGAGAAATTGTAAGAGATATTTGCAATCACTGTGGAATTCAATTGAATACGCCAGCATTTAGCAATTATAACCTTGAGATAAGGGAACGACCGGAAGATGAGGCGTTGACCTGCAGACAGGTACTTGCTTATGCTGCACAACTATCTTGTGGATTTGCAAGATGTGATACTTATGGAAGGTTGGAAATTAGATGGTTTGAACAAACGATTTTTGAAAAGAATGATAATCTTGACGGCGGTATATTTGATGATGGAACCCCACAGTATGCGTCAGGAGATCGAGCGGATGGTGGGAACTTTGATGACTATTCAAGTGGTGCCGATGTAGACGGCGGTACATTTGATGATTTGGATTATTATCATCATTTATACTCGTTGAATGGATTTAATGTGTGTACGGATGATGTAGTAATAACCGGAGTAAGCGTAACAGAAGAATTTGCGGAAACAGAAAAAGAAAAAAAGAATACGGTTCTAAATGGGACAGAAGGTTATGTACTTTCAATTTCTGGGAACAAATTTATCCAAAAGGGCGATGCTGAAAAGATTGCATCGTATTTGGGAAGTAAACTGATAGGATTAAGATTCCGTCCAATGTCTACGCAGGCACTCTCAGACCCAACGATTGAGGCGGGAGACTTAGCATATGTGACTGATCGTAAACAGAATACATACCATTGTTTTATTACGAATCTCACTTTTAATTTGGGCGGTTTTATGAGTGTGTCTTGCGATGCAGAAACACCGTCTAAAAATAGCGCGAAACAGTATTCAGAAATGACACAGGCGATTATAGAAGCTCGTAAGAATGCACAGGCTCAAATCTCAGAGTATGATTTGGCGGTGCAGGCGCTTACAAATCTTATCACGCAGTCTTTTGGTGTTTACAAAACCGCAGAGGAATTAGAGGACGGTTCGATCATTTATTACATGCATGACAAGCCAACATTAGAGGAATCTATGACTATATGGAAAATGACAGCTAATGCATTTGCCGTGTCTACGGATGGTGGAAAAACTTGGAATGCCGGAATGGATTCTTCTGGAAATGCAGTTGTAAATGTGCTTTCTGCAATTGGGATTAATTGTGATTGGATCCATGCTTGAACACTTAC